TATGTATTATTACTTTACTTTTTTGCCTTCGTCAATGAATCTTCCACGGAAACCGTGGGTGCCGTAGTGAGTAATATAGGCATCGACATTGGCGTAGATCTTGCCTCCGATGTCCGTCCAGCGTTTGCAGAAGGCATAGTCTTCTCCCAAAAATACTCCTGTTTCAGGATTAAAATCGGTATCAAAGAAGTTCCAAACGTTTTCACTCGTGGACATGAGTCCATTGACCAATTGTTTTTGTTTAATTTTCATCTTGGGATAGGCTTTCATCATCTTATCAAAGACTTCTTTTTTAATTAGCATGCATCCCGCAGGTCCTTTAACAATTTCACACAATCCACCCTTGCTTTCAATTTTATTTTTATCAGGAAATTCCAGGCAGAAATAATGAGGGCAATCTTCTATAGGTTTACCCGACCTAGAGGATAATTTTCGTGCCTTATCCCAATCAAATACTTTCATGGGGTAAGGAGTAAGAACAATATCTTTGTTATGATCCATCATGGTGGGGATAGAGGGTGGGTCAAACTCAATATCAGAGTCAATAAATAACATGTGGGAACAGTGGGAAGTAAGGAAGGCTTGTACGCATAGATTTCTTCCTTGAGTAACCAAGGACGATTGGACCATATGAAATTTAACATCTATTTTTTTAGAAAGACAAATAGCTTGAAGTTCTAGAACTGCCTTAACATAGGAAAGGACCAGAGTTCCCATGCAGGGAGTAACAACAAATAGACTATTAGGAATAATATCCTGGGTAGGTTCATCAACCAATTTAGTTCCATCGACCGTGTTTTGAGGAAAAAGTTTCGTGCCTTCTTCAAATCTATCTTCTGTTAAAATACCCTCAACGTCCTTCACTAGAAATTCCTTTAGCCTGTAGAGCGTTATTTAAAAAGGCCATCCATTCTTTAATCCGCTCATCCCAACTATAAAAATGATTGAAATGTTGACGTTGATTTTCTAGACGTTGTTGAATATTGTCAGTCGGTAAAATTTTTTTAATATAAAGGAGATGAGCTGCAAATTCTTCAGCGAGTCTTTTAGGATTGGTATCATAATTGACATAGTATCCATAGTCTCCACACGTTTCAGGGAGGGCACCAAAATTGGTGACGAGTGGAATATTACCAGCGGCCATAGCTTCGATGGCTGAGATGCAAGAAGTCTCTTCCCAGATGCAAGGATAAGCAAAGACATGGCTAGACTGCATAGCATCAATGATTTCTAAATTAGGTTTGTAGCCGATGTAATTGACCTTATCCATTTTACGGGCATGTTCATAAAGAGGTTCATAATATTTATCATTGGCTTTTTTAAATTGATCTCCATAAAGTTGAGTGGAACTATAAACATCCAATTGAATTTCCTCGTTAACGAGATGGTGCATTGCTGCCAAAAGAATATTAAGTCCTCTCCATGGCGTTGAGCAATGAATAAGTCTTAATGGTTTGTCTGCTTGGTACCGAGATCGTTGCAGCCATTTAACTTTAGGTAATGCATTCTTAATAACACGACACTTGCTAGTAGGAAGATTAAAGTAAAGCCGATACTTTTCAAAATTCCAATGAGAATTAAAAATATACCAATCGTATTTATTATGGTTCTCCGGTTTCGAAAACCACGGTTGGATATTGGGTTGATCATGAGAGTTCTTCAACCATAAAATATTAAGTTTACCTTTCTCAATAGGGTTTTTTTCAGGGATAGATGTCGTAATGGTAATTTTTTCCCAGTAGTGCTCAGAAAGTCTTTTCTTAAGCTCGTCGAACTGTAATTCTGTTCCACCTTTAGGATTCATCTTTTAAAGTCCCACTCCCCATAACCATTTTAGGAACGGTGACTTTAACATCTCTTCTAATATGCTCTTTCTGTGTAGCTGTATTAGGGTCTTTCACATCGTCCTCTGCTTCTTTATCTGACATATATTCTTTTTTAGTTTGTGTATTGGTTAGGGTAACTTCAGTTTCACATCGATAGCGAGGAACTTTTTTCCCATCCACTTCAATATAATCTATGACTGCTCCTGATTCTTTAAAAGGCATTAGGTTCTATCCTGTTGTAAGACACTGACCGATATATTAGCAGTAGTGGCTGTGGTTGTAAATTTTAAAATATCACTCTCTTCTAAAACTAAAAGAGTACTTTCATCTCCCTCTAAAAATTCTTTTTTACCCTTAGCTGGAACGCTAGCTATTACTTTATAAACAAAATCAGTGGAGCTACCGCTATCGGTAACCGTGAGTGTCCAATCCGGGGTTGAAGAAGCATGAGTATTATAGGCGGATATAGATTTAACTAAAGCCACTGTTTCTGCAGGACAAGTATAAACTGTTACAATATTGGTGGTAGCGTCAGCCTTCCAAATATTTCTATAGGTATTTGCCATTTCTTCTTTTCCTTAATTTATATTAACTGATGAATAAAGTAAAGACTTCATACTCATCGGTTAATTGTTGTTGGTAAGTGGTATTAAGTTTTTGTACTACGGATGCTACATTATCTGCAAGTCCTTGAACATTCATTGAATCAAAGTCTGGACCTAGAATCGTTGCTACAACTTCACTAATCTTTGCCATAGTCCTCCATTAAAATATAGGATATATAGATGAGGCGTAAAAAATTCTTCATTTTATCTTCTACCTCCTGGATGAACATCTAACCTAAAAGTTCCCATTCTCCAAGTCTGTCCTGTGTCTACATTGCCGACTTTAATAGCAATTTGTCGTGCTCTTGCACGGGTAAAGATTTGAGTCGTTGAAGTCGTGGCATTATAAGAAGTAGAGGTTGCTGTACTACTTGGAAATGCTTTAGTATTTAAATAAACTTTAGCGGTCCCTGTTTGAGATCCGAAGTCAGGAATAATCCTGCTGATTCTCATCATGAATTCACCACCAATAGGTCCTTCGATCCCTTGGGTTCCAATATCATAGTCTCCTGATTCTACACTAGCGGCGATAGCATTCGTTGTACCACTAGCAAAAACTTCATCGGTTCCTTTTTCTTGTTGCCAATAATAACTAGCGCCATTAGAAATGCCTACCACGGTTGGATAAGTAGGAGCTACCCCACTTTTAAATTCAGTTGCATAAGGTTTAGTGAAAACTCCTTCAATGCTCCACGTTGAACGAGCTAGGGAAGAAGTATACCAGATTGGGTTTTGTGGGGATGAATCTAAATAATTATAGGTCACGGATCGATCGACATAACTTGAATCACTGCTTGGATAAAACCAAGTGATCTCTCCAAATAAAGCGTTAACGGCTACATGAATTTGTTGATTGGCATTAGCATTAATATCTTCAAAGACATAATCTTCTACTAAGCAAGGCATTAACTGTACCCGTCCTCCATCAAATTTATAAAATCCTGTAGGTCCCATCCAATAGGCAATACCATTAACTTCAGCTGCAGCATGCTGACTGGACATTCCACAATTGGTTCCCATTTGTTGAAAACCAAACGTTAAAGGAGGTCCAATAAATTTCATGGTATACATTGCAGTATCCGACCAAATATAAACGGCTGTCCTTCCTACAATAGCTCCCATCAGTTTAGAACCATCGGTAAGTCTTTGACTTCCTGCTGTATTGCTAGCGGTCGGAGTCCAAGTTGTAATACTTTCTTGATCAGACCAGCGAATAAACATATCATCTTGAGTTGTTGTAGATTGGAGTGTGGTTTCTGTACCCACACAAATTAAATGACGGTCAGGAGTAGAAAGAACCATGTCTCGAGATGCCGTAGGAACTTCTGATCCGCTTACAAGTACAGCTCTTACAGATAAATTAGGTAGAGAAGGTTCCCATTGAAAAATTGTTTTGTTATGAATAAGCGCTAATAAATTTTCCCCATAGTTAAGAAGTCTCCATTGCGCAGGTTCAATAATAATATTAGAAGAAGAACTCGCGCTTCCCCAGCCCACATAATTTGTGGCATCATAGGTTGCTACGTCATCTGAGTGAGCCGCGGTTGAAGTTCCATTGGTTCCTCTGGTAATTCCGTTTAAAGTGTTGCTGGTAATTCCTGTATAAGTAATCAATTCACTTTCTACTAAGATCGTACCCGCACTTGTAAAACCTGTAGTCGACGTTAAATCAATATCAGTTCCTGATCCTCCTGTTCCATAGGCGTCATTTAATAAAGCTCCATCTAAAGTTGTTTGAATGAGAGGAAGGGTTTGACCACTCCAAGTATTCGTACCCCAGCCATATCCATAA